TAAATTTAAGTAAGGTTTAAAAGGACTTAACAAATGCCAGCTAAAAGCTTTTACAAAATTCGATCAAGCGTACAAAACAGTGCTGCTGAAATTTTAATCTACGGTCCCATCGGCAGTAGCTGGTATGACGAAAGCGTCAGCGCAAAACAGTTTATTCAGGATATTAATGCGCTTGATGTTGAAAACATCACTATTCGTATTAACTCAATCGGTGGCAGCGTGATAGATGGCATTGCGATCCATAACGCAATCAAGCGTCACAAAGCGCAAGTAACCACGGTGAATGATGGCATCGCTGCAAGCATTGCAAGCCTGATCTTGATGGCTGGTGATACGGTTGAGATGGCTGAAAACGCTCAGATCATGATTCATGCGCCATGGACCTACGCGGACGGTAATGCTGCCCAGTTACGCGATGTCGCAGATATGCTTGATAGCTGGGCTGATGCTATGTCAACCAGCTATGCGCAGAAGTCAGGTAAATCAAAAGAAGATGTTCTGACACTATTAACTGATGGTAAAGATCATTGGTTTGGTGCTGAGGATTCACTTGCTGAAGGTTTCATTGACAGTATTACTGGTGGTCTGGCAATTGCTGCCTCTTTGGATCGTGATGCATTGTCAGCCCAGGTAAAACAATTTTTTGCAGTAAAACAACCCGTGGCAGCCGCCACAATTAATAAGGAGCCTCAAATGCCTCAAGCAGAACCAGTGGCGGCAGCAACACCAAACGCCACAGTAAAAACAGAAGCTGATATCCGCGCAGAAGCAGTGGCGCAGGAATCAGAGCGCCGCAATTCAATTGCACTTGCGTTTTCAAAATTCACAGCAACGCCTGGCGTGCCTGAGTTGTTGGCAACTTGTCAAAATGATACTGCCTGCACTGTACAGACAGCCAATGACAAATTGCTGGCAAAGCTAGGTGAGAACAGCGCACCGGCAGCTGGCGGTTACGCAGTAGTTATTGAAGATGCGCGTGACAAAGCGCGTGCTGGTATCACTCAAGCTGTATTGGCGCGTGCTGGTTTAGCCAAGGCTGAGGGTAACAACCAATTCCGCGGTTATACATTGTATGAAATGGCGCGTGCGTCTTTGGAACAGTCAGGTTTTAAAACTAATGGGTTAAGCAAGATGGACTTGGTTGCCGCTGCATTTACGCACAGCACATCAGACTTTACTAATTTGTTATCAGGCATTGCCAATAAAGCCATGATGAAAGGTTATGAAGAAGCTGAGGAAACATTCCAGCTTTGGACCAGCATTGGTAATTTACCTGACTTTAAATCAACAAAACGTGTTGATTTAAATGCTTTCCCATCTTTAGACAAAGTTGTTGAAGGCGCTGAGTATAAATATGCAACTGTGGGCGACCGTGGTGAAACTGTGCAATTGGCCACTTATGGAAAAATGTTCAGCATCACCCGTCAAGCAATCATCAATGACGACCTGGATGCATTTACAAAAATTCCACAACGTATGGGTCGCGCAGCGATTCGCACTGTTGGTGATTTGGTTTATGCGGTGCTTACCGGTTCTCACAATATGTACGACGGAAAAACATTGTTCCATGCCGACCATGCAAATATTGCCACTACAGCTGCTTTAAGTACTGCAGCTGTAGATGCATTGCGCGTAAAAATGGCATTGCAGAAAGATGGCAATGCAACTCTGAATATCCGTTTGGCTAATTTGATTGTGCCGGTTGCGCTTGAGGGTTTGGCTAAAACAGTACGTGACTCTGAGTTCGAGATCAGCGCTACTCGTGATGCTACAACACCAAACAGTGTACGCGGTACGTTTGAAGTTATCAGTGATGCGCGTTTAGATGCAGCAAGCTCTACAGCTTACTACGGCGCGGCTAATGCATCTGTCACTGACACCGTTGAAGTTCAATACCTTGATGGCAATCAAGCGCCAACGCTTGAGCAACAAAATGGCTGGGGTGTAGATGGTGTTGATATGAAGGTTCGTATGGATGCAGGTGTAAAAGCGCTTTCATGGAAAGCCCTTGCTAAAAACGCAGGTGCTTAATTAGTAGTTTGGTTAAATAAGCCTGCTTTCTAGTGGGCTTATTTTAAAAAAGAATATTTTAGGAGAACGTTATGACAACCAAAGCAATTCAACCTGGAAAGGTGATTGATTACACGGCTGGTGCAGATATTACCAGTGGTTCTGTTGTGAAAATCGGCCAGATTCTTGGTATCGCATTAACCGATATTGCCAATGGCGCAACCGGTGCAGTGCAGATTGATGGCGTATTTGAAGTGCCAAAAGTAACTGCTGCTGTATTTGCACAAGGTGAGTCTTTAACCTGGGATGTATCAGCAGGGAAGTTTGATGATAATGCAGCAGTTCCTGCATCAGGTGATATCACTGGTGCGGCGGCAGTTGCATTCAAGGCTGGCGCAAATAACGAAACAACTGCCTGGGTGAAATTTACGGGCGTGCCAGGTACATTGACCGCTTAATGTTTTCTGCATTGAAAATCCGGGTGAATGCAGCGGTTATGGCTAAGTTAGCTGATGCCGTTGCAACGATTGATGCCGTTGAATTTGATGTGATTTTTGATAACGAGTATGAGGTTGCGGACTCTGGTTTTTCTGGGTTCGCGGCTTTAAGTCCGGCAATTCATTGTAGTGAATCTGATGTGAGCGGTGTTGTGGTTGATGATGCGGTTGTTGTAGATGGCAGCGCCTATTCTGTTGCCGACATTCAGCCTGATGGCGATGGCGGTATTACCCTGGTGCTTAAAAAACCATGAATACTCGCGCGGAATCTATCACGGAAGCAATCAAGGCTTTATTGCAAGATTCGCCATCATTGGCTGGCGGTAACGTGTGGCGCTCAAGGTTACGGCCAATACCTGCAGGGTCGAATTTTGCAATAGTAGTAAGGCAGGGCAGGGATTTGCGTATTAACGAGGCGACAACCATAGGCAATTATTCACGGCAGGCAGTTGTAATGGTTGAGGTGTATGCGCGTGGAGATGTTCCTGATCAGCTAGCTGACCCTGTTGTGAAATCTGTTGTTAGCCGTGTAATGGTTGACACAAGCCTTGGCGGTTTATGTGATGACATCTTGGTTGGCAACAAAGATCTTGACTGGTCTGCCCGTGATACAGATCTGGTGGCGGTAGACCTTGAGCTGATAGTGAGTTACCAGCTGCAGGTCGGTGAACTTTAAGGAATTTTTAGAATGGCAAAAACGCAGGAAGTAAATAAAGATCCAGTAGAACAAAACCCGCAAGGTGGCGGCTCTTATATCCGCAATGAAGATGGGAGCCTGTCTGTTAATGAGGCTGATCTGCAAAAAACAAAACCAGAGCCTGAAGCAACTGGCGCTGAATCTAAAAAGGAATAAATCATGGCTAACCGTCTGATTCGTAAAACTGCAATTTTACTAAAGCTAGAAACTATATACGGCACTGATCCTACACCAACCGGTACAGATAATGCCATGCTTGTTTCAAATCTTAATATTAACCCGCTTAATGCTCAGAACGTAGATCGTGATTTGATTCGTGCTTATCTTGGGGCTAGTGAACAGTTAGTAGGTACCACTTATGTTGAAATGGGCTTTGATGTGGAGCTACAAGGTTCAGGAGCGCTTGGCGTTGCTCCGGCATGGGGTGCGCCATTACGAGCTTGCGGTTTTGCAGAAGCTGTTACAGCTGCTACGAGAGTTGACTATACGCCGGTCACCGACTCTTTAGAAAGTGCAACCATTTATTGGTATGACGACGGTGTTCTGCATAAAGGTTTTGGTGGTAGGGGGAGTGTTGAAATTGGTGCAGGTGTTGGAGAACGCCCTGTATTGAAATTTAAATTCATTCTGCTGGATGGTGGTGTTTCTGCAGCTGCAAATCCGGCAACGACCTTATCTGCATGGAAACAGCCAAAAATCATCAACGATGCTAATACTGGTGATTTAACATTTGGTGGTTCTTATGCTGCTGGTGCCATTACCGGTGGTACTGCATGGCCCTCACGTGGATTAAGCTTAAATGTTGCTAATGCGGTTAACTTTACCCCACTCTTAGGCGGTGAAACCGTAGATCTGACACAGCGTGAAATCACGGGATCTATGCAACTTGATTTGACTGCTGCGCAAGAAGTTTCATTTATGGCCGCAGTCAAGGCTAATACGCTAGACACTTTAAGTCTGCTACATGGCACGACTGTTGGTTATAAGGTATTGATCCACGCGCCATCATTCCAGATGATGAATCCTACCAAGCAGGAAGTGAATGGTAAACGCCTAATTGGTTACGACATCCGCTGTGTGCCGGCATTAGGTAATGATGAACTTCGTATTGTGGCGCTATAACCCATGTTCAAAATTACACCAAACCCAACATTTACGACTGATGCTGAATTGCATGTGCCAGGCGAAGAGTTGCCTGGCAAGATAAAAGTTACCTTTAAATACCTTAACCCTGATCAGCTAAAAGCGTGGCAAGTAAAACATGGCAGAAATTCCGTTGTTGAAGCTCTGCAAGAAGTGATCACTGCATGGGACGGGGTGGAAGATGACGCTGGCAACCAAGTGCCATTTTCTGCCGATAACCTCAACAAATTGATGACTAATTATCAAACGGCAGGCGCCGATTTAACCAATGCATTTTTGCGTGAACTGCTAGGGGCTCGCCGAAAAAACTAGAGGCCGCCGCCCGTTGGTGGGCAAATGGCGGCCAAGATGAAGAGCAGGACCAGGTAGATGCATTAAAGGCTTTTGGTTTGGTTTCAGAGATTAAACCACAAGAGTATTTTGAAATATGGGAAATGAACTTGCAGGCACTGCAAGTGTTTTGTGCTTGTGGTGATGACTGGAAGCTAACACCGCAAGGCAAAGACAAATCAATCGATAAATTAGCACTAGGAGCTGTGATGGAAATGATGGAGGTAGCAAATAAAAAGCAAATGTTAACCGACATCATCATCATGCAAAACGCAGCACTAGAGGTATTAAGTAATGGCTGATCAACCAAAAATAATTATTAGTGCAGTCGATAATACCAGGACGGCATTCAACTCTGTAAAAACTGGCCTTGGCCAGATTGAAGGTGTTGGGTCTACTCTTAATGGCGTTATTGGCAGGCTTGCGCCCGTGCTTGGAGCCGCTACTTTTACCGCCTTTGTTAAAGGCGGTATTGATACGCTTGATATGCTGGGTGATCTAAGTGATCGTACCGATGTTGCGGCATCTACGCTTTCAGGTTTCCAGTTGGTTGCAGCACAGTCTGATACTTCGCTTGAAGCTTTGGGCAAGGGGCTTAATAAGCTTTCAGTTTATATGGCTGAAAACGGTGAGGCTGCCGCTAAATTAGGCATCACCGCAAAAGATCCTGCTGAAGCTTTTATACAGCTGTCTGAAGTTATTTCTGGAGTTGAAGATACTCAGCAGCGCGCTGCACTGGCTAATAAAATTCTTGGTAAGAGTTATCAGGAGCTTTTGCCGGCTTTGCTACAAGGTGGGGATGCCTTACGCGCACAGATTGAAGCTGGCAAGGAGTTAACTGGTGTTACAGATGAGAATGTAAAAAAAGCGCAAGAGTTTAATGACAAGTTAGATTTGTTAAAAACAAAAGCAAGTAATGCTGGAGTTGGTATTGCTAGTGACTTACTCCCTTCTTTAAATGAAATAACTACTAATTTTATTGAAAATAATAAAAAAGCCGGTTTATTTTTAGCAACTCTTGCGGCTATTGGAAATATTACAAAAATAGTTGCAGTTGGTGCAGATCAAGAAAACCTAGAGCAGCGCCAGCTTGAGTTGCTTGAGCGTATTGGTATTGCAGAAAAACGTAATGCTGAAACCTCGGAGCAAGGTAATAAAACAGCACGTGAGAATGCAAGACGTAATTTGATTAACATGCGCAAAGAGCTTGCTGAGGTTACTGCTCAACTTGAAGCCAATTATGCAAAAGATCATCCGATTGATAAAAAGACTGCAGGTAATGCAGTGGATATTAAAGATATTATCAATCCTAAATCAAAATCTAAATCTTCAAAAAATACGGCTGACGTGGCAAAAGAAGCTGCAACCGAGTATTCAAAACTTTATGGTGAATTCACTAAAATAATTGATGGTACAAACCAACTTACCCAGGCTGAGCAAACATTGCGCGATATTCAGGCAGGTAAGTTTGCAGACTTACTACCGTGGCAACAACAGCAGTTAGCTGGTTTGGCGGAGCAAGTAAGACTTCAAAGTGACATGGCTATTTTTGCGGAAGGTGAAAACCGCGCCACTGAAACCCAGATTGAGTTGGAAAACCAGCAGTTTGAAGATCAGCAAAAATTTGAGCAACAACAGCAGTCTGCAATGGAGCTGCATGACAAAATTCTTGCTGATATTAATGCCGAATCAGAAGAGCTTGAATTTCAACTTTCTATTCAAGGTTTATCACAAAAGGCGCAAGACGAAAAAATTGCAGCGCGTAATGTTGAAATTCAGTTACAGCAAACCCTTAATGAGTTGGCTGAAGCAGGACTTGGCTTAAGCGAGGAAGAGATTATTGCTCTTCGTGAAAAATACACCGAGCTTTCTACACTGAATTCTAAAATTAAAGAAAATAAGACTACTGGCTCCGAGCTAGGATTAACTTTTAAATCAGCATTTGAGGATGCGATTGTAAAAGGTGAGGATCTTGGAGATGTGATTGATAGCCTTGGTGAAGACATTATGCGTATAGCAACGCGCAGGATGTTTACAGATCCATTGATGGGGGCGGTAGATAGCTTTTTAGGCAGTTTTGATTTTAGTGCATTTATTCCTGGCATTACCGCCAATGCCGATGGCGGCGTTTATTCAAGCCCTAGTCTTTCTGCTTACTCTGGCAGCGTTGTAAGTCAACCGACGATGTTTGCCTTTGCTAATGGGGCAGGCTTGATGGGTGAGGCTGGCGCTGAAGGCATATTCCCACTCAAGCGCGGCAAGGATGGAAAATTAGGTGTAAGTGTCAGCGGCTCTGGCAATTCTGCACCTAATGTAATCATCAATCTTATTGAGTCTGCTGGTAATGGTGGGCAGGTAAACCAGAAGCAGGATGGCAATAATTTAACTATTGATGTGATGGTTGAAAAAATTGAATCCACAATTGGCCGCAATATTAGTCAAGGCAGGGGAATTGCGCCTGTGATGGAGCGACAGTATGGACTTAATCGAGCGGCAGGAGCGTATTAATGGCTGACTTTCCAGCAACATTACCAGCTCCTCTACTATCAGGCTATGGCGGTGAGGCCGATAAAGCATTCATTCGTACTGACATGGACGCAGGTCCAGCGAGACAGCGCCAGAGATTTACAAAAACTCCATATCATCAAGATGTCTCATGGCGTTTCAAAGCGACAGAAATGATTGTTTTTCGTGAGTTTCATAAAACGGATATTAATCTAGGAACTGACTGGTTCAATATGGAGCTTGATATTGGCGATGGATTGGCAACTTATGTCGTTAGGTTCACAAAATCTTGCAGAGATGAAAAAATAAGCAACAATACATGGCAAGTAAGCACGTCACTCGAGGTGCAAAATGCCTGATGTCAGTTTAGAACAGGCGCTTAAAGAAGCGTACGCTTCAGCACCGTCTAATGTTGTGATTCTACATACGCTTGAATTCAGACATCCGAATTTTGTAGATGAGTTTAATAACCCATCGGCAATAAGGGTGGTACTTGATCATGCAGATCATTTATTCACGCTTGAGCTCAGTGCGCCACTTAATGCAGGTGAAGCAGTTACATTTGTGAAATTTGCTTTTGATTTCACATTACCTGAAGTGCATAGCAGCGCCACGCCTGAAATTATGATAAGCATGGATAACGTCAGCCGTGACATTGAAGATAATCTTGCTTTGGCGGTTGCATCACCATACAAGGTTGAAGTGACTTATCGGCCTTATTTAAGTACAGATACTTCTGCGCCACAAATGGATCCACCATTAACTTTAACTTTGGTACATGTTGAGGCTGATGATTTTAAAGTAACAGCGCGTGCCAGTTATGGCGATGCTGCAAATAAGGCATTTCCGTCTGAGCTTTACACTTCATCACGATTCCCAGGGTTAATAAGATGATGCATTGGGCTTTTAATTATCTTGGGTTGCCGTGGGTATCTGGTCATGCAGGGCCAGACTCTTTTGATTGCTGGGGATTAGTCCGCTATGTGCAAAAAAATCACTTTAATCTGGATTTGCCATCTATTGTTGTAGAGGCTGACAACATTCGTGCGGTAGTTAAAGAATTTACCGGAAATGATGAGCTTAAAAACTGGATTAAAGTCGAGTCTCCTCTAAATGGTGATTGCCTGCTTCTAAGTCAGAATAAAGAACCCACTCACGTTGGTATCTGGCTGGACGTTGACAGTGGTGGTCTGCTGCACGCTGTACAGGGTGCAGGTGTTGTCTTTAGTAGCAAATCAAATCTCAGGTTGCTGGGTTATAACGTATTGGGTGCTTATCGATGCTTGCAACCGTAGTCTACGCAAATAATCCGTTTGATCCTGCACGTGACCGTAAAATCATGCAGGTTCGCCGGCATAGCAGTTTGAAAAACCTTGCGCCTAAAACATCCCTTCCTTTTATTTGCTTATTGAACGGCGTTCCGGTATTACGTGCCAATGATGGGTGGAATCGGAAAGTTGATGATGGTGATGTGCTTGCTTTTATCAAAATTCCACAGGGCGGTGGTGGCGGGTCTAATCCGCTCCGTGTGATATTGATGGTTGGTATGGCTGTGTTTGCGCCATATGCTGCAGGTTTGTTGGCACCTCAACTTGGTGTGATGAGTGAATTTGGTATGATGGCTCTACAGGCTGGTATCGGATTTGTAGGTAACGCGCTGATTAATGCTTTGATTCCGCCACCAAGTCTTTCAAGTTCAAGAAGTGGCCAAAACTCTGCTGCTGCTTCGCCGACTTATACGTTGAGTG